TCAATTATCCGAATATTTAACTTTATTTAACTCTTTGGGGACCTTCAAAGTTTTCTTCTGCTCCTCCACAGCTTTATGGAATACTGTTCGGTAAACATCAAACACTGGTCTGACTTTCTTGGCGATGAAATATTCGAGACAGGAGGTGGTGAGCATGTATTTTACGCTTCTGCGATCACCTCCCCTTCCAGTTGGTTTTGATTCAACTTTTTGGTTTAAACACTGGTAATCATGACCTTCGGTGAACATCACATCATCCTTTAAAGCTTTCACAGCTTTGTGCTTGTGAGAGTAGAGTAAACCCCACACCTCATCCAAATCCACGGGGAACTTCTCCCCGGATTCTTTGAGTTCCAGGATACGGTTGAAATAGGCTTTGATCTGATTGTTGCCAGATGCCTTGGTTAATGAGACTACTCACTCCCTAAAAGATTTTACACTATAACTGCCATAATGCTCCATAAAATTCTCATAAGGGAGTAAGGAGGTCATATTGTGTTGTAATAGCCTTCTTCTTCCGGAGTAAAGAGGTGTATATGTAGGGTGTAGTATTTTAAAAGTATTAAAATGGCACAACTACTTCCTCAATAAAGGAGTAATAATAAAGCTACAACACTAATAACTACTTCTTCTTCCGAAGTAAAATGTCTCATATATAGAGGAGGAAATTTTTGTAAACGGAGTAATTATATAATTATAGCGTTTACAAATTTTTCCTACCCATTGCACGTCAATAAATACAAGGCTTTAAGGAATAGTTCAACTGTTCCAAAACTTATAAAATGAAAAATTTGCAAGGGAGAAAAATTATTTGTAAATTGTTATTAGTAACAAATTCAAAAGTAAGTTATATGAATGAACCAATCAGAAATCTTTGGGCTGAAGTCCAGGAAGAAAAACAAAAACTGAAGTACAAGACACCTTCCCCTTTTCCTAACCAAGAGGTGTATTATTCAGCGGAAGGGAAGCTATTTGTGAGAAATTACAGCTTCTCTTATGGAGTGTCTACCTCATTTCACTCACAACACGTTGACTACTCTCCATTTGATTATTTTATGTCTCAAACTGCAATATTGAAGTATAATAACTCTATAAATGACAATTCAGATATTAGTATTGAAGTTGTGAAGTTTGCTCTTAATGGAATGATCCGTTGGAAAGGGAATGAAGCACTATTATCAATGAAGGAGGATGTCGAAGAGGCTATTGATTACGCTCTGGATGCCTTCTTTAATAAAGGAATAGATGCACTCCCATATATCCGGAAAGCAGGGTTTCAGAAGAAGTGGTGGTATAGTGATGAGATTGAATCTTTAACTGGGAAAGAAAGATCTAAGAGAAAAGTTGCTGCCAGGGCTTCTATTAACTCCATGGCGATTCGCGAAGAGATTAAAGAGGTATCAGATGAGTACCGGGAAAATAATTTCAATGTCTTCCCTGCAATGGCTCATCTCGAACCAAACGTAGACTACACCAGACCTACAATAGTTAAACACGGAGCAGGGCTTTATATCTCAACTTCTGAGAATAAATTTCTGAGAGTAAAGCAGATTAAAGCTAACTACCCTAATAAAACCCAAAAAGAGGTTGCTGACATACTTGGAGTGGACCCACGTACTGTCAGATTATACTGGAATAAATAATTTACAAACAACTTAAAAATAAAAGTTATGAATAAGACATTTACAGTCAAAGGTGGAGAATTTCAAGGTGAAACATTTACAGATGAAGGTTTAATGGCCTGGTACAAAGAATTACTGCTCCTGGAGCAAATGGAAGTGAAGTATCCGGTGAATTTTGACCATACCTGGGTGAAGTTTTTTACTGAGAAGAAGAACGGGGTGAAATTCCTAAAGAATAATTACGAGCAAGGTGTGGACTATGAATACTTCAAAGTTGACCCGAATATGGAATTAAGTAGTATGGAAATATCTAGTCATAAACTACTGAAAACCAGTATCTTCTCACAACTGCCTGATAATGAGCACCTACTCCAAATGGAGGGAGTGGTCAATATCAATAAGTTAGAGCCTTTTAAAGGCCGAGTGCATGGTGTTCAGAATTTGGTTCTGTTGATTTCCTTGGATTGTTATGAGGATATTGCACTCCGGAGAGACAGAGGTATCCGTGACATCTATAAACAAACATTCCGGTATACTATGAATCATATAGCTCAAAGTAATATTGAACTCCGGTTGGAAAATGATGACCTGAATAAAGAGGTCAATAATCTCGATGCTATTGTTGAAAAAGCTATCAGGGAGAAGGGTGGTTATTCCCTGAAAACTTTCTCGAATACCTTTAACCTGGATTTAGGTAGGAATAATCTTTTTAAGCAAATGAGGTTAGATGGATTCCTTTGTACATCCAAGTCATTGTGGAATCAACCACTTCAACGGTTTGTAAATATGGGTGTTCTGGATACTTTGCTGCATGAAGGTAGAAGTGTTACCTATATCACTCCCAAGGGAGCCGAATACTTCTTTAAGAAGTACCAATCGAATTAGTAAGAACCGGCATAAAACAATAAAACCCGACCCCTGTTAAGGAGCCGGGTTCTTTTTATTTTTGGAGGTCTTTTATAGTCTCCATCAGTTTGTTATTTTTAACGTATATCAATCCTGCTCCGGAGCCAATTCCAAAGGATACATCCATCCAGGAGTAGTCCTTGAGAAAAATTGTTGCTACTGATGCCAGTATTATCAATACTCCTAAAATGCTAGTTAGTTTGTTCATTTTGGGCCATTCCTAAGAGGGTTTCTATTTGAATGAGTCTTCGTCCGTGTTTGGTTTGAACCAAGAGCATATCATTGTATTGGACGGTTAGAATATCGTCTTTCTTCTCCAGGTTACCTGTTCGTTCATCCAGAACTTCTTTTGTATGCTCTACGGTTTGAACTACCAGAGCTAAGTCAGTTTTAATGGAAGCCAGGGTTACAGCCATCCAAACGATAAGAGTGGAGGTAAGGGTTCCCACTACTCCCATTATCCAGTTCTTTGCCATATTTAAAGGGTTAAGGTTGGTTAGGTTACTTCTTATCTTTTCCTGTAATATCAGTGATATTCTCGATCATTCCACCTCCTTTGGCTTTAATCTTATCGATTTGATATTCTACTTTCGGAGGTCCCAGGTAAAGGGTTAAGAAAATACCCACAATGATTCCGATTAGAACCATTGCGAGATTTTTAAAGATGTTCTTCTTCATTGTTAAGGTTTAAGGTTAAACTGGATTAATTAGCGTAGAGTAAGGGATCAGCGTGAACTGCAACCAGGTCTTCTTTCATTTTCTCATTCAACCCGGCCAGGTCATCCGATGCCTGTTGATTTGAGTTGCTATTGAAATTCTGACCATCATGTGTACTCATATAGTACACGGTGCGACCGTCAATTCGTGCTTCTCCTGAAAGATTCCCGGTTAACTTACCGTCTTTCATTTGAAATCGGTACATGAGGGAGAAATCATTGTGTGTTTCTGCTACCTCGATGTTTTCTGTTTTTGATTTGAATACTAATGCCATAATTTATTATTTAAGTTAAACCAATCATTGCGTATCTATGATTAGGAATCGAGTAACCATCATAAGAAACTCCAAACTCCAGATTGATAACATTTATAATGTTATTTGAATAATAGGGCATATTTGAAAACATATCAATAAATGGAGTTGATGATGTTGTGTTGCTTTCATAGCATGTAATTTTTATAACTTTCCCTTCTCCGGGAGAAAGGTATACGTTGTTGTCTGAATTATCGTCAGTATTATTATAGTAAGCTTGACCAATAGATTCTATAGTAGGACCAAGCCTATTCCTTAATTTACTTATATCAATTTGTTGAATTCTATCAGTATCATTAGTTAACATGATAGTAAATTCACTTGTTAATTGATGTGTTGGTTTGTCGAGTAATTCTGGTGATAATGATGTCCCACTCCAATTTATATAGTGAGTTGTATTACCATCTATAATAAACTTCACAGACATAATACCAGCTTGCAAACCCAGTCCAAAAGACCCTCCATAAACACGAAACTTAATGGACTGTTCACCTCCCGGAAAACAGAATGCGCGCCCGTTTGAGAGCCATTCAAAATATGGGTTCGCAGCCCCTTCCACATACTCAAGATTGTATGCGATGAAAGGAATTGCAGTTAATTCATGAATTGCAGATAGTTCTGTTAAGTGATCTAAATATAATTTGAGGTTGTAATCTAAATGGAACTTAACAAATAAATCTGATGGATCTGTAAAATCTTTTATTGCTTTAACAGAGCTTGCTATATAATATTTACTTCCATTATTAGCGAAATTATGACTATTTATTATTGCTAAACCCAACCGCCATTCAGATGTTTCAAAATCTAAGCCATTAATATTCAACCTATTTAAAGGTATTTCCATATTGAATGTATTAGCTCCTATTGCATCTTGCGATCCATCCCCCCATCTAAAATCAGGATACCATGAAATATCCTCTAAAGATTCAATAAGTGAATACCACTTAACTGGCAAAACATTTTTTATAAAAGGAACAGCATCCTTATTATATCCTCTAAAATCGCCTAATCTATGTGGGGCTAAATTTACTTGATGCCCCCACTCTTCTATGAGTAGCGGATCATCGACTGTTGCTCCACCAATACCCGTTATACTGGCTTTAACAATATTTGGTAGCTCTTTAGGAATAAGACCATAGTTAGCATATTTCATCCCATTATCAAGTTCATTAAATGGTACGTCCATCCTATAATTAGGGGCATTTACTGGCTTATATCTAGCCCATTTATTAATATTCGGATGCTGACAAAGAGTTTGAATATTGCTACTCGAAGTTCCAAGCGCATTCATTATCTCCGCTACGTCAGGGCTCTTATCTATTAGTGCCATATCAAGCCTCCTTTCTCAATTCCTCACCCTCATCGGAGTAAGCGGTTATTTCATCGAACGGGCCTCCCTCTTGTTTGTGAGTAGGGCCGTTGTCATAAACATATACTTCTCGACCGGCTTCAAGGAATAGCTCTTCCCGGTTTTCCGTTTCTGTGATGTGTATGTTTCCCTCTCTGTCTGTCAATATCTTCATGTCTATCGTCTTTTACTATTATGTTCCTTGTAATAATCGTCTAAAATCTTACCTGTATCGGCATAAGCTGCAACAGTATCAAATGTTCCGCCGTTAACCTTTAAAAGGTCTGTCCCAACTCCGTGGAGCGCTACATCTTTATCGGTCAATAACTCCAATTCCTCTTTGTTATCCCTTTCGATAACTTCGATTTGACCTTCACATACTACTATCTTCATATACTTAGTTTTTTAAGCGTTGTATTTCACTTTCGAGTGATTGCACCCGATTGGTTAATTCACGTATTATTTCCGTATTAGATTTGATTTTTACGTCCAGTTCCTGAACACCTTTAACGGCAACCATTGTGGCAAATTCAGCGTAGTTAATAGAAAGATAACTCTTTTCTGTCTCTTCCCCAAGAACAAATTGAGGGAAAAGCCTCTTTAGATCCTGTGCCATAAGACCGGTACGAATACTCTTATTCTCCAAATCGGTTCGGTAGTAATCGTAAATAGTTAACTGGTTTACTTTGTCAATTACAGAAGCCGTAGTTGATGATATGCTTTAACCGGGCATCGGAGTATGCGGTGACGTTGCCGGAGGCGAGGATGTTGCCGTTAACGTCTAAGGCTTCGGTGGGGGTGATTGTACCTATTCCTAATCTTTTATTAGTCCCATCAAATCTTATATATTCACTTTCGTTTTCATCATAAAATTCAATATCTGAATTACTTGCCCCACGCATTAAAATGCGTGTTGAAAGCCTATTTAATGCATTGTTTTCTGTTTGAAATTGCAAAGTTGCATCTCCTGGAATTGACAAGTTACTCCCTATTCTTTTTCTAAATCCATAATTATAAATATCTATATTGCCTGAAAACAAACCATTACCGTTAACGTCTAAGGCTTCAGAAGGTGCTGTGTTTGAACCAACTTTTAAAGATGTTACAACTCTTGTATCAGTTGTATTTGCAGGGGCAATTAAAATTGGTTGACTACCTGTTGCATTAGTACCCCCGTAAATATACAATGCACCACCACCATAATTTTCAATTACTCCTATTGTGTTTGATTGTCTTAATGTTACACCATTGTTTATTCTTATTTGTGTACCATTCGAATAAATGCTCCCACTTGCTTTAATATTCCCATTAACGTCTAAGTTACTATCAGTAACAATATCACCAGCAACCTGTAATTTTCCACCTCCCAAATTTGGCATATCACCAGTATCATACGCATAACCGATTGATACACCATTCCTAAACCACGCCCCCGCATCCTGAGTGACGCCGAAACGAGTTGCACTCCCTGAACTTTCAACAGCAAAAATGGGGTATGTGGCTGCTGGATTATTAATTGCTTTTACGGCTATGCCTGTTGAAACATTGCCAGTACCAGCAACAATTTGAGTATCTAAGCCAAATATTAAACTACCACTTGCTTTAATATTCCCATTAACGTCTAAGGCTTCGGTGGGGGAAGTTGTATTTATGCCTAAACGGCCATTCTCATCAAATAACATCTCTTTATAAGTGCCATTTGTAACATTTGAGTAGGCCCTAAATAGAAGTCCATCACCATATGAAGGGCCATAAATAACCGCTTTAGCTTCTGAATCAGAATCATTTAAAAAGGTTATTGAAGGGTTCCCGCTACCTCTTCTAAGGGTTAGAGTGTCAACGTTTTGACTTGAAATTGTTAAATTAGCGTTCATTGTATCATTTGCATCTGAACGCAAAAACTGCCAGGCCTGTAAATTATCAACTTTATCAGCATCCAGCCCACTGCCAGCACCATCATTACCTGAATGCCAAATTTTATTCCAAGTAGTCGTAATAGATGCCGGAGCTCCGCTTCCACCTCTCCAAAAAATATCCTGATTTGAATACTCTGCATACATTTGGAATGAAGTATCCGATCCTCCATATACTACAAGTAATTGCCCGTGAAGTGCTCCCGGCACATTAGTTGAATTTGTAGATACTTTGTATGCTCCTGAATTTAAAACTGTATTTAAGTCATAAGTTCCTGAACCAAAATCTCTGAAAAAAACAGATGAATTTAACCCGTCTAATTTATCAGCATCCGCAGCCTTAGCCGTCTTACCTAAATAATTCAACCCTACCCAGTTCTCAGTAGCATACCCGGTCAAATCAGGGGTGATAGTCCCCAAATTAACACTTCCACCACCTCCGTCAAGGGAAAGAGTAGAACCGGATAGGGAGAGGACTTGGGGAGAGAGTGAAGAACCATCAAGAGAAATAACACCATTGGTCACACTTATCCCGGTTCCAATCTTAACACCCCCATACGCTGTGGTTGAAGCTTTTGGCATCTGTTCCCAGATTGTAGGAATATCAACACCACTTCCGGCATAGGCAACAAGGTTAAAGTTAGATGCCAATGTCTTCTTTACAGTGAGGAAATCAAGCTCCTCATTATATTCGAAGAACTCATCCAACCAACTACCTCTTCCGGAAGTAGATACAACGGAAGAAACTGCAGAGGAAGAGCCAGAGGACTTAAATTTATAGTCTCCATTCCTTCCTTGAGCAGGTACTTTTATCTTATTTATATTCAGATTCATATTATTGGTCTTTTACAATCTCGTTAATGGTTAAGGTTGTTGTTGAATTCATGTAATCAACGGACATCGTGGTTGGAAGCATTCTGACTGGGGTAGTGTCTCTCTTCAAAACATCAAAAGTGAAAGTATTAAAGAAGGAATGATAACCTGGGAGTGTGCAGTCGAGTATGTACCTACTTTGTTGCAGATTTGACAAGTATGTTCTTAACAGAAGCTCTTCAGTTGTTCCAGTGAACCCCGCCTATCAATGAATTGAGATTTACAAGCCTATTATTCGTAGCAAAATCTGAATCTGTATAACTACCACTTAACTTAATGATGAAGCCACCTCTGGAATTATCTTCTAAATCAGTCCCGTGTTTAGTCTCTATCTTCAGGTCATTTATATAATTAGCATCTATATTACCTCCATACTCATCATCGGTGTTATCTATCCCATATAAGTTACCCCACTCATCTTCAGCCATAATAGTAACTTGGATGTCTTTTACCCGAATTCTAAGGTTTTTATCTGCCCCCCAATACTCACCCGAACCCCTGAATAATTGAATAGGTTGTGGAATAATGAATTCAATTAATAATTCATCATCACCATCTATCGAAGTTAATTGCTCATTTGCACTTTCATCATTATTTAGTTTAGCAAATAAACCTTCTGTATTGTAGTTATGTGCATCATAATACTTGTTAATATCTATTGAGTATTGTGGATAATGTGTGATACTCGTAGCTGAATACGGGGTTCCTTGTTCATCAACGAGTGTTTGTGTTTCCCAGCTTTTGTTTGCAACACTATTATTAAAGAATATTTTATCCCCTAATCTAAACCTGTAATTAATCCTATAATACAATGCTTGCACATTGTACTCTTTATTAATATTATCCAAGTCCTCAATCATCATTTTAAAACCTAATTTTATGTGATTTTTTGAGGAAACTGGATAAATACCTGTATGTACTGTAAATGAGACAGGAACATCAAAAGGGATACTTGGATCATAGGAAGGGATTGTTGAACCGGAACTTCGGATGAAATAGTCAATTTTATCAGCCTGGCTTGTGTCTGTTAGACTAATTAGTTTGGAGTCACTTAGTACAATACCCTCTTGTGCTGTGTATTCCTTCTCAATAAAGTTTATTTCATCTTCGTTTGTACGTGTTATCTCACTAACCTTATTATCGAAGTTAAACTCAAAATCCCTAGGTAACTCATATACATACTTATTGAACTTCACGGCAACTTTGCTGACTCCTGGTTGCATAGATAAAGAGTAACCTCCTAATCGAGTGTCAATATCATTGCTGTTATTAATGACAATAGTCTCTCCATAGAGGAGTGATTCAAAAGAAAAACTTTTGAGGGTCAGACTCTCGTTTGCAAGTTCATTGATATCAACAATAAAAATGTCATTACCTTGAATATACATCCTTGCACTAAGGGGGACTAAAATCTCATTGATAACTTCACGAGAACTCATAACGTTCCCTTTTTCATCAATGTAATTTCCACTCTTCACAAAGAGCTTATGAAGTATAGTTTCATTGGAGGGTAAACCTCCTTCCAAACTTGTAGAAAGCCCTATGTAGATGTTATTGAAATCAATACTCAACTTAATTAGAGCCATTTTTATTACATCAACAGCCCTATGCACCCCGGTAAGAACTTGGTTGTATTCATCAGCCATCTTTATTCTATCCAGAACTGCGAAACCATTATTTGAAGTCAGCTCTATATTGTAATTTATCCTTTGGCTGAAGTCATCAGTGTATTGTTCTGTGTCTAAATATCCGATGTAGTTTAAGGAAGAGTTAAGATAATGCCTTACTTGTAACCCTTTTGGCTCTATGGTATAAAGCTCTCCTAAGTAGAAGAGCTTTGATTCACTCATTATACCAATTTTGGCACCACAACCATAAACAGCTTGCTCACCAAATAAATCAATACCCGGGTAATCAATTACAAATGAATTAACATTGATTTCCTTTGCTGTCACGGTTTTCTCCGTAAGTATTTCCAATCGATTTGAGTTTCCGTCAAAATCCTTCCACTCCCCGTAGTATTTAATATTCCAAGCCATAATTATCTATATGAATTTGTTCGATTATTGTGGTTTTTTAGTACACCAACTAGCTTATCTCCTTTGATCTCAAATTGGACCTGACCTCCGGAACCAGTGCCTCCCTTATTAATCATGTTCAGAAGGTTTCTTTGCTGACCTCTATTGAGAATCATTTCTCCTGAGTTTCCACGGAATAGCAGTTTATCACCGGTCATAGAGTTTCCACCCAGGATACCACCTGATTCAAATTTTGGTAGGGATGAGAATATAGATGTGATTGTTCCTACAATGCTTGCAATCATTGGTAGAGTCATAAACCAAGGAGCACTTGCAGCAGAAGCAGTACCTGATGCAATAGCTTCAGATTGCTTTGCAGCAATTTTCTTTTTGGACATGAGTAATTGTTGCGCTCCAAGTTGATTTAACTGGTCCCCAAGTTGGGGGAGAGTGTCCATCAGAGTCAGAGCAAACCCGGCAAAGCTATCTTTGGCAATCCCAAAAGAGTTAGCAATAGACTCACCTACTTCGCTGAAAGATGCACTGACTTCTTCATTTACTTCCTGAGTTTTTCCTTTAAACTCATCCATCTTTTCTTGAGTAGCATCAATCTCTTCCTGCAGTTGTTTATATTGTTCCGGAGTAAAGGCTTTCTTTTGTTGTTCCTGGAGTTCTTTGAGTTTAGTTTGGTACTGCTCAAGAGGGGTGATAAAGTCATACTGATCATCCAGTTCTGTTCCACCTGAGTTTACTTCCTCTTTAAGAGCTTCATTGAGGGCCAGTACTCTTTCCAGTGATTTTTGCCAGGCTTCAGCTTCCTTTTCAGCTTGCTGAGTGTTTTTCTCCTGCTCATTACGGGAAGTATTAAGCCTATTCTCTATCTCCCGGAGTTGGTCATTCATTTGTTTCTGAACATCCATTCTCTGAGCTTCCAGTTCTGCCAGAGCCTTATCATCTTCATAGGTGTTTTCTCCCTGGGCCTGTCGCTCCTTGAGGGTAGCAATCTCTTCATCCAGGAGTCTTTTCTTTTCTTCACCAACCTTCCTTACTATTTCACCGGCTTGCTTCTCAAATTTATGTCTTTGTTCAGCAGAATAGTTTTCCTTGTCTTTAGATTTAAGGAGAAGTTCAGATTTCTCATTGAGTAATCTTTTCTCCTCTTTAATCCATTTAATTTGATCTCTCTTTAGTTGAGCCTCTCTGTCAGAAAGTTTTTTACTCTTATTGTAGTTATCTTCAATCTGATCCCCAAATCCACTAAAAGCACCCTTGGCATCGTTATATGCTCCTTTGAAATCTCCCTGGAAGAGTTTAACTATGGCACCTCCAACCTGTGCTATTCTGGATTTAATGGCATCCATTACAGCACCAAAAGCATCCATCCCTTTTGACACCAGATCCACTCCAGCTTTTGTTTGAGTAAAGTAGGATACTAAAGAACCTAAAACCACTACCAGAGCACCAATTCCGGTACTTATTATAGCTCCACGGAGTCCTTTCATCCTTTGGATGCCATCTTTACTCCTTTGAACATATCGGTGAAACCAGTAACAGCACCTCCAGTCATCCTATCTAAGAAACCTCCGGCTGCACCAGCAGCCCCTTTCATTGATGTTTTGAGTCCTTTGGTAAATTGTCTTGTCTGCCTTTTGGCTCTGGAGACACCCTTTTCGTAATCTTTGGTATCCAAACCCAACCAGGCCCTAATGTTAAATCCCTTTGCCATAGTTATTTGAGGTTAAAGCGTTTTTTAAGTCTTTCAAAGTCCTCACGAGTATGAGGTTTTACAGTTGGTTGTTTTTTATCCCACGGCAACGGCATAAAGGAGGTGATATTTTGTTCCTTTTTCATGTAAGGAGCAACGATATTGTAAGCCAGGATTCTGGTCTGCTCCCAATCTTCCCGGCTGCTATAGTCGTATGCTTTGAAGGCAGCTTCTATATCTTTGGCATCCATTTCCCGGAGAACATATTTCCTGTCCAGACCAATCATTATGGTCAGGAGGGAGACTGTTTCTCGAATAGATGTTTTATCAGATTGGTCTTCGTCTGGTTCGCTGTCGTGGGAGTCTACTTTTTTTCAGTGAACTGTTTTAGTTCTTCAAGTAGACCTTTTTGGTAGGGGAGTAGCCTTACAAAATCTTCAAAGGAGTAATTAAATACATCATTACATCCTTTCAATAGATAGTAGAAATATTTTAGTTGAGCCTTGAGGGTATCAGGAACATTATTAAGAGAGCCATACTCCTCTTCCAAAAGAAGTAGAGGTTCTAAAGCTTCTCTGATTTCGTATCGTTTACCATCAAATTTTATCTTAAGTTTTTTCATCCTTGTCATCTATTAAAAAGCCCTCTCCGGTTAAGGAGAAGGCTTATGGGTTAGGGTGTTAGACTTAGACTGCATCCTCAGCAGAATCGGCCACAAGTAACTCTCCACTTCCTTGAAAACTAATTGTGAAAGTCATAGTTTCCCCTCGTGGAGCAGTTAAAGGAAGACTTGTAATTAATGCCTTGCCTGAGAGTTTGTAAGTGTTTATACCTTCTTTATCCTCATCATATTCACAAGCAACATCAACAAGGTCACCTTTTTTCATTGCCTGGAGCATTTGCCTGAATCCGTTTGTTCCTGAAAAATTCACAAAGTTTTCCGAGCTCATACTCCAGTTCATTGTTCCAGCAGCAAAAGCGTCCCAAATCCCAGTATCTTTAGAGCCAACATCTCTTGTATTTCTATTGATTTCAACAGAGCAAGTTGAGGAACTTCCGAGTGCTTCACCATCCACACTCAGTATCATGTTTACTCCAGTAATTATTTCATCTTTAAAAGCCATAGTTATTCTTTTTTAGGGTTAATTTGTTTATTTATTTGAATTCAAAAGTTAGTATTTGTCCATAGTAAGCCGGGAGGTCGAAAGCTTCGCTGGCAGAAATCATTTCAGATTCTTGTATTCTCACACCGGCAAAAGTTCCTTGCTTATTTTCAAGTGTACTTCTAACATCTGTAGCGATTTCAATCACTTGTTTGTAGCTTTTTGCCCAAATATCTATGGTTACTGTTACAGCATCCTTTTTACTTTGGTCTTTATAGTAATCAGGATCCACACCACTTCTTCCATAAATAATTAAAGGGTATTCGACATTTGAGCCGGTTTCATCCACATTAGGAACCCCAAGAGGAAATATATTTCTCCCAACTTGAGAAGTAATGTTTGGGTTATTCTTTAGCAGATAGTTCACTGCAAGTCCTATATTGAGCATATCAGTATTTTTTATCCATAAATATTTTCATCCTGCGATCAAAAGCCTCCTGCAGTTCTTTGGGAATGTTACTCATGTTACTGGTAACAGCACTGTCAAAGAATTTTGATCCTTTAACACTTCCACGGTTAGCTCCAGTAGCAGTTGTTCTGACTTTGGTTCCGGAGTTGATTAGATGGAAATGGTTTCCTTTACCTGGGCCTTTTCTGGCACCTGTGGCAGCATAAGCAGTATTGTCACGCACCTTAGCGATAACTCCTAGGCTTTTCAACAGATTACCAGTCTTATTGTGTCCGGAGGATCTTAGATTGTTTTTTGCATCTTTAACAATGGGCTTCAGGGAGTCCTTCATTGTAGCTCTTTTGATGGAAGCTCCCTCTTTACTTGTCAGGAGGAGTTCATCAAACATCTTATCAATCTCATTGAGATTAAGGATTTCTACATCAGGTTTCATACTTATTGATTTATTCGATTACAATGAAGTACCTGTTTTCGATCATCATAAGAAGGCTCAATAAAATCAATACTGTAAAAGTTTTCCTTCCATTTGATCCTATTGACTTCAGTCAAACTATGGTGGTTCCATACCTCAACTTTGATAGTCATTGAGTTGAATACCTCAGAGTTTTTCAGATTTGTAGAACCGGATTGCTTTGTAACCTGGGCCCGGGTTGATTTTACTTTTGACCAACTTTGAACTGTCTCTCCATACTCGTTAGATGTATTAGAGGAAGTCCAGATTTCGATTGTATGTCTCATTCCACCGCTTCTCATTACCAGTACCTCCTTTTATATTTACTAATCAGGGAATCAATAACACCGGTTTTGGAAACCGATACTCCAACTATCAAGTCTGACCTTTCCGGGTCATATAAGTTGGCAGCTTTGATTATTACAGCTTGTTTGAGTCCTGCAGGGAGTTTCAGATATCCTGTTTTGAATACAACCTCCACAGCTTCGTACTCTCCATCGGGAAGAGTTATTTCAAAGTGAGACCAGAAAGGATTAACAGTAAAGTCAGTGGTTTCAACTCCATCTAATTTGACAGATTCTACAGAGATCAAAGGAGCTTCATAGATGTGAACACTCCCTGACACTTCCTTTAATGTTAAAGTGTTTGTAGTAACCTCCACATCTGCTGAAATTTCTCCGGAAATGAAATCTTCTGCAGTTTCAATCAGAGATTCTATATAACTGTCATCTTCAGTAAATGAAGCATCAATATTTAGTTGCTTTTTCACATCTGCAACAGTTACCTGATATGAGGTAATTATCTTATTTGTCAGCATAAGGGTTAGGTTTAAGGTATTGAGAATAGGGTGAGTATTTCTACGTCACCCTATTCTGAGATATATAGATGGAAGGACTAGACAGCAGCGTCCAGGTCACCTGACTTAGCAAAAGCAGCAGGATTCAACAGAGCCACATCAGCCAGTTTATTGACTGTGATGACAATTTTTCCTTCTCCGGCTTTAGTTACCTTGTCAATGATAACCTCATTCATACCGTAGTCGGCAACGTGGATTTTTGACAAATCACCATAAGCGACAAACTTCTGATTTTCTCCATCAGAGAACAGAGTGCTGTACCAGAAGTTAGAACCTTCGTAGGTTTTTCCTTTGTCAGCATCACTCAATTCAGCAAGGAAACGACCGGAACCGGCATCGATGGGAGTTCCTTTAGCTTCGAAGAAAGTCTTACGGTTAGCAAGGAATGAACCTTCTCCGTCAATTTCAGCACCGGCCTGGAGTGCATCAAAACCACCTTTTGAGATATCTGCTTCGGAAACTGCAGAAGCACCTGCTAAAACTTTGGTGTAAACTTCTGCAGAGATTTGACGGTCACAACCTTTCTCCATATCGGAAATCAGTTTTGACAAATACTCATCTGAAGCAGATGCAATGGTTTCAAGGGTTACAACTTTCTGAGTGGTAAACCTACGGGCGCGAACCAGAGTTCCATCAGGAGTAACGGTATCCTTGGTCACCGGTGCCAATTCAGCAAGCTTCTCACCTACGATAGGATCCTGGAAGGGCAGGAGGTAAGTTCCTTTTGCGTTGGGGTTGTAATCAACTCCCATTTTTGACCATACGGGTTCTTTACCCATAATGCTGAGTTCTCCAACACCTTGGGCAACTACTTTAGACATAGATGTGCTATCACCATCAACGGCAGCACGTTCAATCATTACGGAGCCACCTTGTCCGTTGGCAGCTTCACGAATCAATTCAAATTTGTTCATTTGAGTTTCGGGTTTAGTATTAATACTATTGTTTAAATCACGCTTTACTTCTTTTTCTTCAGAGGGTTCAGTTTCTTCTTTTTCTTCCTCCTCTTCAGGTTTCTCCTCTTTTTCAGGAGTTTCAACCTTCTCTTCCTTTTCAGGCTCTTCAGGTTTTTCCTCTTCACGTTCAGCTTCCTCAGTTTTTTCAGGAGCTTCCTCTTCAGAGGGCTTTTCTTCTTTGGGCTCTTCTGTGGGAGCCTCATTTTTTACTTCTTCAGTTTCCACCTCTTCATTTTCCCGGGCTTCAACTTGTTCTTTTTCGTTCTCCATAAATTCACGGATTATTAGGTTAGTACCAGCGTATGCGCCTTCTGAGACTATGGATACATCTCTGAGCAAGTCTATTGCTTTGATGTACCTGATAAGTTCTCCGTCTTCGTATTTTTCATTCCAATCAGTCACACGACCGATGAAGGAACACTCATCCAGGTCTCCTCTTTCAACTTGCTCAATAGTGTCTTTGTGAAGTTGGGTTGACCCCATATTCACGACCGCTTTGAGGCCGTAGTCATCTACTTCAAGCTTGAGGGTTCCTGAACGGGAGCGACCTATGATCTTATTTTTATCGTGGAAGAGAGTTGCCAGAGTGTTTGATGTATCAGTAACATCATAGGTCCCTGGCAGAATAACTTCACGGAAGGTCTTTCCTTTCTCAGTAATAGGTTTTGATTTGGAATTGAAAACCGAGGCGTAGAACTCAAGGATTGTGGCATCATTTTCCTGCCTTACAATTATTCTACTCATTCTTATATCGATTATCGGTTAGGCTTTTATCTACATTCGGGGAGTCCTTCAGTAGTTGATTGAACTCAGAGTATCGTTCTAAAGGAATCATTTGAGCCTGGGTGAAGTGATATCCACCAAACTCTCCGGGAACTCCTTCAAATCCAAGTTTCTTATTTGCCTGGTCAGGAGTCATCAGACCATTGTTCACGGCATCCTTAAGAGCTGTTACTTTATCTCCAAAGGTTACTTCCTTGAGACTATCCAGGTCAAATTCAATCGTATAACCTTTCTGAATCTCCTCTTTAGATAGCATCTTAAAGGCAATCTCATTGGAATAAATATTGGCTATGTTTGCCATTGTTCCGGAGACAAATACAGAGGTTTGTTGCTCTACATTTTGTTGGCTGTCGTTTGCACTAAGCATCCAGTTTGGGACCTGATAGAGGGAGGTTATAGTATCCCTTGTAAACTCTAAGGTTTTTATCAATTCAGCATCAGCAAACTTTACAGCCAAGGGAACAATCTTTTCCCCAAGTCCCAGGTGGATGGTATTTCCGGCATTATCAGTACCGGCATTCTGTTCCTGGAATAGTTTCCTGTCAGCCACAACGTTTTGATAACTTCCACCTGCAGGAATAGTCCTTTCAACAGCGTGGGTACTCATCGCGTTGTCTTATAGAAAGAACTGACAGTACGTGTAGCATTCTGCATCAACTGATGTGTGCTGTAAGCAGCACTCAGAGGAGATAATCCAAATACTCCATTGTTACTGACTCCCCGGAAGTGGAGCAGATTCTTTGCTTCAATTTCCCGGCTTACCCGAAGGTCTCTGTTTCTCGGATTACTGATGGGAGTAAGTTTGTATTTGAGTCTTCCTCCTTGGATTTCATAGTCTGAAAGTTCCTGAGCAGGGAGATAAACAAGTCCATTCGGGGTGATTTCCATAAAGGAGTTACCAAAGATATTCCGTTCCCATTCTGATGTAGACCTCAAGGTCTGTGGGTTCATCCAGTCATTTGGTTTGTTGTTCCATAGATCACTTACTTTATGAGGAACTACTTTCCCGTTCCCATCCTTTACTAAGATTGGAGCCCGGCTGAAGTTTTCACTCAATATCTTTACGCAAGTATATAGAACAGTTAGATTGTCAGGTTCTACAGCAGCGTCCTCCTTGTTGCTAAAAACACCGTAGCGTATCTTAGTTCCAGGACTACCACCTCCGAACCCGGCTAAAAGGTCAAAAAAATTCATAGGGTTTAGGTTTCGTTTTTATTCATTAGATGGGTTAGGGTATCAAATTCAGTTTGCATATAAACTGCCAGTGCCACAATCGTACTGATAATACTATCAATCGGATTAAGCTGTTCATCCTTAGTAACTCTTATCAGATTGGAAGTGGGAGAGTGCTTTATCCTTGCATTGGAATTACAGTATCTCAATACAGGGTTAAGACCAAGGTTAATATCCTGACTGATTACAAGCTCCTCCAGATACTTCGTGGGCGTACTCATTGTGGTTATACTTTGAGAGACCGGAACAATTTCCAAGTGAGCCAGGTCAAGATTAGCTTGAAGTTTTGCTAACAAATCCCAGGCGTGGTAAGGGTCATATCCAATCATTTGAACATCAAACAGGGAAATAGCCTCCAGAAGCTTTTGATACACGTCTTCCAGGTCAATTCTCTCCTCATGTTCAATGATGTATCCCTGTTCAATCCACTCTGTAAGGTCAACTCCGTTAGCACGTACCACTTTATTTTCCTGCTTTCCGGGGAAAAAGTGGTACGGAATAGTGTGTAGCATCTTTGTATCGGGATGTTCAACCAATACAGTGAAAGCTGTAAGGTCAACAGACTGTGATAAGTCAAGTCCTATCCAGGCTCTTGCTCCTTTAAGCTGTTCTAAGGGAACCTCCTGACAGCATTTAGTGAAATGTTCATCCGAAATGAATGGATCTTCAGTTGTTGTTTGAAAGATATTGCAGTTTTTCACCAAAAAGTTTTTCCAACTTGAAGGGAGAAGGAGTGCTTTATCTCTCATTGCTTTCAACCGGTCCGGAGATACGGCTGTTCCTAAACCTGGATTAGCTTTCTCCAGAATTTTGATATCATCATTCTTAGCTTCTTCCTCACTATCCAGGGAGTAGATTGCATAGAATGTACTGTCATCCTCAATCTCTCCGGAAAGCACCTTCTTTGCAAGTTCAACCTGAGTGAATAATGGATACCCTACAGTGAAGAATCCTGCAGTTGTAACAGTTAAGAATAGTGGGTTTGGTCTGGCTCCCATACCGGTTACCACAACCTCCTTCAGAGCATCATTTTTAAATGCGTGTGCCTCATCATACAGGCAGAAGGAAGGATTGGATCCATCGGCACGTTCAGCCTGTTGTTCTGAAAGCTGCATTAATGTATGCATTGAACCACCATCGTCATAATGGAGTTCGTCCCTGTAAGCCTCGATTCTGGACTTTAAAGAAGGAGAGTTCCGGACAATCACTTTGGCGTAATCCATTAATTGTTTGGCCTGTTTTTGGACTGTAGCAGCTCCAAAACATTCCGCTTGCATTCCACCATACTTGGTAAGGAATATCAATGAGAGAGCTGCTCCAAACATTGTCTTACCTGACTTTCGGGATACAAACACCAGAGCTTCTGTATGAACGTTTACCATTGGCAGGATTAATGATTGTAAATAGATTCAATAGAATCCAGCACTGCCAGGGAGCAGGGAGGAATTGTGTAGGTCGGTCATCGACCGGGATGTACATATAGTAGAATAAAGAAGCTACCCGTCTGAATTCCTTCTCTGAGTAGCTGTATTTCTTCCTAAGCTTTATTGAGCGTTTTACCGCTTTCTTTATGTCTTTTCCGGCTATCTGTTTGCCGGATTGTACATCCTTTTCGTATTGAAAAGCCCTCCGTATTACTTCATCCTGAAACTCCGGGAGGGCTTTGATAAGTCTCAGTGGTTTCATTTAGTATTGTTTAAATATCATCAAACCCATCATCATTGTCAATAGCTTCCAGACCGGAATCCTTTGGTGATAATTTCAGAAGGGAACAGAGAGTTCTAAATTCACGGAGTAGGGGAGTTATCAAATCAACTGCAGGGTTCTTCCTGCTACCCCGGGTAGATGTAATATTGATTCCCTCATCTTTTATCGACTTTTTGGCAATCTTTATGAGTTCCTCTGTCTCATATAATTTATCTATGATAGGGCTGTAATGATTCTCATATAACCTCTTCTCTTTAAGGAGTTTAATGAGTGATTGTCTTTGAATCATAGTGGTGAGGTTTTAAGGTTAAAGGGTTGCCTAATTTTCAAAATCAAAATCGATATTTTGTGAAAAAGATGGGGCGGTGTGGTATCAGGCTGATTGTCAATTCACTACAATCAACCCCCTATCCCTTCTCAACTTTCTCAATTAAATAGTTGCTTTTATGAACACCTAACTTCCTAAGAACACTCTTAGCTTCAGGTTCTTTTTTGAATATCCCTGCACAAAGTTTTCGTCCACCTTTACCTTTGTAAACAGCAGCATACTCATAAGATTTTCTTTTCTTCTTAGGTTGCTTGGGCTTCGGAGCATCGGGTGTAGTTGTGGTTTCGTTATTTGTTTCCATTTGTGAAATCGTTAAACTTATTCTGTAATTCTTTACCACGTTGTAGGTTAGTGGCACTGTACTTAGAGTTAGTCTTAGACCTGTTGGTCTTCTTCTGGTGACATTTGGCACATAAGCTTTGTAGATTATTCCAGTCCAAGCCATACTCCCAAAAGTTCTCAAGAGTCAGGGGAACAATATGATCCACATACTTTGCAGGGACCAGTCTATCTTGCTTCTCACAATCCTTACATAGAGGGTAGGTCTTGATGAAGACATTCCTGAGTTTCTTCCAAGCAGATGTATTATAGAATCCTGCCTGGGAAACATCAGTCATCCCATCCTTATGTTTGTGCTTCTGCTGTTCCCATTTAAACTTATAGCCCATAGCCACGAGCTTTACGGTAATATTGTAGCCACTCTTCCCGTTCCTTTCTTCTTATCCTGGCTTTTCTCATTTCATTTTTCCACCTGGTTTCCCATTTGAGAATGATACCTTTACTGTATAGTATCATGTATACAGTGATTAACACATCGAGTATAAGGGTAGTGGGATAGAGAAAAAAGAATCCCGGCTCAACTAAAAAGAGAACCGGAATAATAAGTAGTTTAAGAAGGAGGGCATTGTAAAGAGCTTTAAACGCCTTATGCCTGTCCATCATTTGTCCTCCTCTGTTTCAGGAGTTTCAACTTCCTCTTCAGCAATGTTCTCAGATTCCTGGACCATTTTGATTAGTTCCTGTATCTGGAGGAAAGTTAATTCAGTTTTGCTTCTGGCAATTACTTCAATAAGATTCTGGAGTACCTGTACATCCACCTTCTTATATTGTTTCTTCTGATCTTCCATCTTAATATTGTTTAGGGTTATCGAATAATTATAACTTTATCATTGTTCATTGTGTGTAATAGGATGTAGTCTGTTGCTTCAGATCTATCCATATCCTTTCTCTCAAGAATTTCAACCATCTTATTCAAGGAGTAACACACCTTAGCTGTTTTGGTGCAAAAGCCCAGAATAGCTCTGTCGAAACCTTTCATAAACTTCATTTTCTCTCCCTTAAAGGGAATCGATTGGAGTCTTTCCATATTTGTAGTTATCGTTAAGGATAATCCACTCATCAGAATCCAAATAACCTCTTACTATAAACAGGTTTGTAGCTTCATCTGGTCCCAGGTTATGAAACTCTTCCAAATTTTTAAGTAATCCATTTAAGGAGTAAATGTATTGTCCTGTTTTCTGGTTAACTCCAAGTATGGCACTATCCTGATTTGGGATCTTTGTTTGATTTGTCATTATTGTTGTCTTTAAGATTAGTTAAAGTGGGTTAGAGGTAAGGTTTTAACTAATCTTTAAGCATCCACTTTCCAACCTTTACTATTAGGTGGAAAGCAACTGTAATACATACACATATTAAAGTAATATCTGTGGCAAACTTTAGCGGAGTGATTAATGCTATTATTTTTGATATATAGCCCAACAACAGTAGAGCTAAAAACACCACTGTACTTTCTACTAAGAACAGTATCAATTTGGTAAAAAACTTTTTCATTTTATCTCAATTTTAATTCATTAAGTACAGGTCATCAGCTATAATAAGCTGACCGAAGTTGACGTCGGAGATATTGTATTCATACCATTCCATAGCCTCTTCCAGTGTCATTCCATCCTTCTCCTTAAGTATGCTTATTATCTTATGGAGGGAGTAGATAACCTTCTGGGAGTGATCGCAAACACCAATTATGGCTTTATCATATCCGGTAATTCTTACCAGAATATCACCATCATATCTATCAAAAAGTTGTTGTAGTCTATCCATCGCTATCTCTTCAAAGTGTTAATGATTTTCTTTAATCCAGGGATTCCGGTAGTATTGTATAACTCTCCCGAACCAGGAAACTTCATAGGGTGTGTCTTTCGTTTTGTCATTAGGTAAGCGTGGATATACGCTTCATAAGTCATTAAATCAGACTCATTCCCTTTCATTTTTTGAATTATCCTCACTTTGAAGCCTAACTTCTCAAATTCATATCTCCTTTTCGGAAAGTTTGAGGAGTAGCCTATTTTGATGTAATCTCCTGTAGAATCGGAGAGCATCACTTTATAGAGACAGGGTTCATCAGGCACCATTGAAAGTGCCTGAAGTTTCTTATATTCGTTTAGTACTTCACTCATGCTACTTCCTCCATCTTTTGAGGAAGTTTGTATGCGATTCCTCTAAAGTTTGTGAAATCAATCTCATAAGTGAAACCATTGTATTCAAAGAAAGCTACTGTACCATCCCATTGTGGTTTAAAGTCTGACCAGATAGCTTTATCTTCATCATCACTATATTCGCCTGTAGGGTAGCTGACAGTTTCAAACATCCACCATATAAAATAGCTTTTTGTTGTTTCACCGAACCTGGCGTGAATACTTATTTTTGGCTTACCTGATTTTAACCTATCCCTGGGGTGACATTGAGCAAAATCAAAATCAGTACAACCTAGATCAGTAAGCTTGTTGACATACCAGGCTAAACCTTCATTTGATTGCATTCTGGCTCCAAACAAAGCAGGTTCCATCTCTTTGTTCAGCTCATTTAATTGACGCTTCAGATGGGCTTTATAACCACCGTTTATGCGGTTATTCAGGGAGAGAATCTTCTGATCCAGAGAAACCGTCTTAGTAAGGTATATATCCCTGTAATCCCGGTCATCTTCTGCTAATTCGGAAAGAGTTTTATGGAGTGATTTATAACCTTTCAGTCTGAAATCAGGCTTAACCTTATTGAAGGCTTCCACCAATTCTGCAATTTTCTCAGATGGTCTTCCGGAGTTGATGAACTGTTGAATAAGAGCGGAAGGTCTTCCATTCCCCTTACATTTGTCAATGATGTTACCAAGTAACACTTCATCCACATTAGCTTCTTCAGAAATGTAGCCACCGTGCATTCTGATGGAAGGTAAAACCTCTTCAGAAAGCCAATCATACATTGGTTCTGCAACCTGTGATTGGCTCTTCAGAATCGCTTTATAGAACTGTTTTTCTGTGATAAAATTTTTCGCTGATTGCAGCGAATCATTCACGTTCAATGCTTTACGCAGCTTTTCCATGTGTGGGTAAGATTTCTCACCTACAACTTTGGAAGGTTTCCATAAGAGTAGTGCTACTTCTCCGGCTTTGAACAGAGGTTCTTCCGGAGTTCCATAGATATTGACATTTAAGTCAAGTTCTGCGTTGGTCGCCACCTTAATTAGATCTGTCATAATCTTTGATTTGTCCCGGGTGTCGGGGGTGTTAAATAAGGTTACGACAGGCCCGGTCACCACCCCGGTTTATCTGAGAACCGTAGCTATCGGTTAATTCAGACTATTGTATCTGTCGTGACAGTTATGCTGTCAAATGAGGAGTTTGTGGAATCGAACCACACGCCAGGCTATGCGAGACCCTTAACTGGTTGTACAGACCAGGTAGGCTAACCATTAACTCCAAATAAAAACCCCGACAGAGCTGGACGTTTCCAGGTGCCGGGGAAAATTGAAAAATGAGAATTATTTAGATTGACGACTTTTCGGAAAGAGGCCCGGTCTTATAGTGTTGTGCCGGGCGGTATCTTATGCTTTCTATATATATCGGAACTGTACCGACAATTATTTATTCCTTTTTTTAACAGTACGTGTAGCTTGGTAGATCATACCGGTTTTAGTAATATATTTTCCACGAGATAAGCATTCAACCATGATATCATTGATGGCATCCTCTTTACTCAGGGAGTTGGAAGGATTAATTGTTCTTCTACAATCTGAATTCATCTCTTTAAGGATAGTCTCATAAGAATTGATCATGTCATCCCACTCATCATACTCCAGCTTTCCGTATTCTTTTTCTTCAGCATTTTGAGCTTTTAACTCTCCTTTGTTGGGTTTATCCCAAATAAAACGGTCTTCATAGTAGCCATTTCGCTTCATCCTTTGCTCCTTATTAGGGAGGTAGTCTATTGATTCCTGGATTTCTCGTTTTGAGAACCCATTATCCTGCCAACACTCCTGGGACCTACTCTCATTCCTACCTAATAAGTCTGCCATTACAGCATCCTCATAACTCATAGGAGTTCCGTTCAATGTCTTTAGGATTTGCTCTTCCGAAATAGGGAAGGAGTTGGTGATCTCTTCGATGGTGTGGCCGTCACTTAGAAGTTCATTCAGAAGGTGTTTGTCTGGCTTGGAGGTGCCTTGAGCACCAATGTAATTTACTTTCATTTCTCAATGGTTTGTGAGCACCCATTGAAAATTTAGATTGAAAGTTTTGTGTTCTGTGTTGGTGCTCTGGTTATTAACTTATATATAAGATACGAAAAATAATTGAATTTACCAAATATAATCTTTATCATGTTAAACTATTTTTCGTATACTATCTTTTAATATGACCCCCTGATATTTAGAAATTTGCATAAGCAGAAAGTTGTTTTTATATTGCCGTTTTTAACTTTAATAGGAAAATATGAAAGCAGAAAAATTGGAAGAAAATCGTTTTGAAGTCAATAATTTGGTAAAACAGTTAAGGTCCAAAATTACGAACTTGGAAGAGTTCTATAGTAAAGGGGAGGAAAGTAGATTCAAAGAAGTGCGTGATACCATTCCTGATATGACAAATGAGGAGATAAAACATTCTCTCAAGGAGATGGATGAGTTGTGCCGTGGAATAATATCAGCGAATTTGAGACGTTAGGATGAATAAACTGATGACTGGCATTGTAAAAACTATAGTTATTGTTTCCCATTACTACATGCGGGTCATTAGTTTTCCATTGAATTCTCCACAAGTTAAGGAGTAGATTCAGGTCTTTGGCAATCAACCCAAAGATTTTGGATATATCCCCAACTGTAAAAATGTTATCCCTACCTTTCAGGAAATCTCTGGTGTACTCAGCATCCGGCTTTAGTTCATTTACTCTGGCTCGAGTAAGTTTCAACTCATTAGCAAGACCAATGACCAGATCCGGGTTGTTAATCATTTCTTCCAGTTTAGCGTCGGTAGCTGTAAATCCATATTGTGTTAGTTCGTCAATACGATCATACACCCAGCTTTCAAATTCAGGAGAAAGCCAAGCAGCGAATTTTAGAGCAAGTTTTTTACAAAACCAGGTGCCTTGGGCTATGCCGGATACGTTTCCTCCTTGAATAACCTTAACTATCTGATTATCAACGTCAAGGGAATTCCCTTTTCGTTGATTTTCAAGTACTTGGATAAATGCCTTTGTTTGTCTTAATCTTTGGAAATCGTGAACATTCTTACCAAAACTCTTAGCCATCTCCGTGGCATTCACCATAGTATCACCATTCCCAAGCTGGAATGTGATTTCATTTCCATTGTACTCAAACTTTTTTAAACCCATTGTTTCATTTCTCATTTTATCATTTACTTTAGTTGGTTCTTCAATTTCAATTATCTCACCGGTTTCCACGGAGTAAGGTTCGAATTCGTGGGTTTCAACAGTTCCTGCAAGATCTGGGTTGTGACTACAATCCAATTCCCAGGCAAAAGTTTCTTCCCCATCTTTCTTTTTAAACTCAACAGTGTAAGAATTGTCCTTTGGCTCAGGTTCCCCGAGGAAGAAAGGTTCTTCACTCATTGGTTTCTCTTCCGGTGGTGTAATTGGTGCATTGTCTGGTGCAATCAACTCCCTTGGATATAAAAATACAAAGGCCCAAAACCGCCCCCGATTTGGCCCGAAGGGGCGAATCATTGACTTAAGACTAAATCTAGTTTCTCAATATAGGAACTCAATATAGTATTACTCCGTTTTTTTGTGAGGCGCACTCCGATAATTTTTAGGGCACACTCCGATTTTTTTCACCCTTAGCTTCAGAATAGGTGTAATTGTAGATTTACCGGTTGTCAGTAGCTCCTCCAATTTCTCATCTACCCATACAGAAAAATCTGGAGATAATTTCTGAGCTACCCTTAGTGCTACCCTCTGGTGAACCCAAGTTCCCCCTCCAGTATTTGGTGCTCCCTTTTTCACTGTAATGTACTGAGACTCACTAAAACTACAAATCTGTAGTTTTGAATCTGATTTATTCTCAAGAACTTGCAAGTATTCTATCAATTCCTTGGAATTAAGGATGTTAGTCAAGTTCTTATTAGGAAATGATCTTGCTACTTCCGTCAAATTGATCATAGTATCCCCATTCCCTAACTGGAATGTGATTTCATTTCGGTAAACATCAAACACTGGTCTGACTTTCTTGGCGATGAAATATTCGAGACAGGAGGTGGTGAGCATGTATTTTATTACAGTTGTGGACCCAATTTCTCGCTCAACTTTTTGGTTTATCGTTTGATAATCATGACCTTCGGTGAACATCACATCATCCTTTAAAGCTTTCACAGCTTTGTGCTTGTGAGAGTAGAGTAACCCCCACACCTCATCCAAATCCACAGGGAACTTCTCCCCTGATTCTATAATCTCAAAAATTATACTTTGATAATAAAACAGAGTGTGCCTTTTAAAATTTGCTTTTGAAAAATAGCTCAAAGACCTATAAAAAAGCTTTTGTAATATTTGTAAAATCTCAAAATTTTAAAACCAGTATCTGAAAATTTGGTCACGTTAAAAAATTTGCGTATATTGTTTATAAGTTAATTTCTAAAAACAGAACAAATGAGATACGAATCATCAATCAACAGCGTAAGACAATTCAACAAAGGCTATAAAACAATGGATAGTGCCGAAATAGGACAACACTCTCAGGTTGGGTATTCTATACTCAAACAGAATTTTGCTGCCTCATATAAGCTAATATACGCTTACTTGAGGTCTTTTATGAATCAGAAGACAGGAATAGCAATGGTATCAATAAAGAACCTAATGATGAAGACTGGTTACAGTAATGATACTATTGACAGAGCTATTAAAGCTTTGAAAAATGCCGGTGTAATTGAAGTTGAAAGGAGAAGGAAAGTTACCAAGGACAATGTTACAACCTACAATGTCTATAGATTTCCCAAGTTAGAAGGAGATATGTTTGCCATGATTTCCTTTTATTTCCTGGAGAGTGACCTTCTCACTACAAAGGAGAAAGAGTTCATACTCCTTATTTTCCCAAAAATTCTTACAAATGACTGTATTGGTTCTATCGAGAATCCAATGTTTGTTCCTCAGATAGCTGAATATACTGAGATGTCAAGACCAACTGTGAAACAAAGAATAAAGAGTTTGGAGAAAAAAGGATTGGTTAGAGAGAACTGGTCCAGAATATCTGGCTCACATATCCCTGAAATGGTCGGATATGAGTTCGATATGAAGCAAATCATGCTCAATGCTACTAAGAACCTTATGCAGGAAAGAAATGAGCTTATGGAAGCTCTGTTACAGTAATAGATTCTTTGTGATAAATCTTAAGAAGGAGCCATTGAGCTCCTTTCTTTGTAATGTAGCATTAGTGATGCTGTTAATGTGCTAATATACAATTAAAAAGGAGAACAGATACTTCCTCCGAAGTAAAGGGGTGACAGAAATCGGAAACGAGACCTACTATTATATTAGTAGATTGTATTTCCTATTTCTGTCACTGTCAATTTTTAGAAAACTAAATTTCTCATTTCTGACACTCCTTAAAGGGAGTAATTATAGTGTTACCCGAAAGCACTAAGTAAGGTCTCTTTCTCCGGTTCTGAATATTTCATCAGAGTTTTGATGTCGCTGTGTTGTGAGATCATTTGCACTATATTCAGTGGAATACCTTCTCCAAGTAACCTGGTAATTCCAGTTCTCCTTGCAGAGTGGGAAGAGATCAATTCATGTACTTCTTTTGCCGTATTTACACGCTTATTACCCTTATGCCGGGTAAGATGTTTTTTGCGTGTTAAACCGGCTATTTTTGCTACTTTTTTTATTTCCCGATTAAGGTACTGTTCCACTACTATCGGGAGCTTAAAATCGTATTTCTGGAGTATTTCATAAGCCCTGGCAGCTTTCCCATACAAGGGAACGGTTGTAAGCTTTCCAGTCTTTTGAGCTGTAAATTCCCATATAGGCCCTATTGCACTATCTTGAATCTGTTCCGGAGAGTAACTCTTTACATCCGAAATACGTTGACAGGTGTACATCTGAAATAACCACAGGTCTCTAATCTTATCCAA